TAGATATTCAATAGCTTGAGGAGCTTCTGAACCCATATACATGCTACCACTTAACATAGGTAAAAGCCTTGATATGCCTTGCAAAACGGGGGGTACAAATTGTACTGCCATGTTTTATTAATACCACCGTGGTTGATTAAAGTCTATCCTAAAAATAAAAGAGATTGATTTTTTATCTTCGACTAGTGTAGAATAGGAAGTTTACGCACTATAACAAGGAGATCAAAATGAACACAGAAGAATTAAAGAGTATTA